CCGCCCTTAGTAATAAGAGCGTAAGCGGAAGGTGAAGCTAACAGAATATCACCGGCATCGCCCAAAGCCGGGCAATACTCGTTTTCAATAACGGGGCGTCCGAGCAAGGTGCCAAAGGGAACATCGGGTCGTACGCTTGGAGCGTAGACGGGCATGTCACCAATGGTCATGTTCAGCAACTGCGGGTAAACAGCAGGATTCACGAACCACACGTAATCGTTGTAGCCGGTAAGTCTGCGTGCCCACATACGTCCGATGTCATAAGCATCGATTTTGTTGTCGTCGGTGCGGGTAGCACTGATCAATGAGCCCGATTGCAGGATGCCAACGGGCTTGCCAACGCCATTGCCGTTGATGATCGCGGCTTCAACCTGGAAGCGCAATTCATTCGGAACTTCGTTGCCAATCCAGCTTTCCAACGCCGAAGCGTCAGCAAGCAGTTCATCGGTGGCGTAGCATAAGGCCGCTACCTTTTTGAGCTTCAGTTCGATCTGGCGGAACTTGGGCATTGACGAGGTTTTCTGGGCGGCTTCAGCCAGCCAGTAACCACGAACGCCACCCATGCGCGAGCCATCGGCACGTGAAGTTTCGTCCACAGCGTTGATCGTGAGAGAGTTGCCAGTCACACGAATTGGGTTGAACCGGGATAGCACAGAGCCAACGCCCCACATATTGCTGTGGATGCCGGCTGCAATTTGAGGTGGTAACAAGTAGCCGCCCTGAGAGGGTTCGGTTTCGTTTAACCCCGTGGCCTTGTAAGCCAACAGCCTGTGCTCTTCCTGTCCGGGATACATCTCCGCCATTTTGACAGCCTGGAAGAATTCTCCAGCGCTCATCGGGTTGGCTTTGAGTGAGCGGTCTGTTTCGTCTTCTACAACGTCAGCAACTCCGCCCTTTACATATGGTTGTGCTGATTCATACAACTTGATAGCGTCAGCAACTGCGCTTTTTACGATCTCTTCCACATTAATTTCAGGTGGAGAGGTCTTGATTTCTTCTGCCATGATTTCCTCCTCATGGGTAACTTCCTGCGCTTCTTCAGCATCAGGATAAATTGATTTCATTGGGATAGCGGTGTTTCGGTACTCGGCTGGGCTTTTCGTCAACGTTGCTTCTGCCAACGGCCAAGTCAGTATTTGAGTGCCTCCTAATCCAGATTCCTTTGCTACGAGTGAGCCGCCCGCCTGACTCGACCAACCGAGCTTCCCAGCTTCAGCCAGTTCATAAATCTTGCGTTCGTATTCATCCCGTAACTCCAGTTGTGCCTCGAACCAAACTCCGATGTCGTCAAAGCGTTCAATTTGCCCCCGCCCTAACCGCCGGCTTTTTATCACCGGATCGTAGCCGTGCTCGAAGTACACCGGTAGTCGGTCACCCTCGCTGATGCCAAGATCAGTCTCTTTGGTGAAAAAATCACCGGTCAGGTCAACGTCTCCGCTACCTCCCCAGCGCACCAAATAGCCGCCAACCTTGCCCTCGCCAAGCGCTTTTACCGCGTCTCCAAAATACACCATTGTGTCCATAGACACCTCCTTAAACCGATAAAGCCAAACCTCTGCGCATTATTGCGCTTTGTTTTGGCTTCAGAACCCTCTGACCACCAGGTCTCTCACCGCGTTACCCAACGCCCATGACAGCCTACGTATTCAGTTGTCTGTAACTAACTTCTCTTATAACCCCAGCTTCTTCATTGCTTTGTCAACGCCTGCTTTCGCAAGCTCTTCGATTTTTCCAGCCCTGTCTCTCAAGCGCTGCCCGACTGTCCACCAGCCGATTTTCTTGTGCATCCGTGATTGTTCAATATCGCCGACCACATAGCCGGCGTATGGGACAGGGTTCACGATAAGCATGTCCGCCCCCTCCCCCATCTTTACCCAGCCTTCACGCAAGCCTTGCGACCTGTTTGGACCACCTGGCTTGATCTTGCCTTCACGTATTGATGCCATAACATACTTGCGCTGCTTATCGCTGAAGAACCCGCCGTAAGCCGACTTGAACGGGATGTACTTGTAAGGCGCATATTCACGCATGATGTTCAGCACATACTCGCCGACCATTTCACCCGCGCCGTCCTGCGCTTCTTTCGGGAATCGCTCCAGCTTACCGCGCAATTCCTCAAGCCCGTCAATGACAATGTCAACTGGCATCTGAAGGCTCCCCAGTTATGCGGATTCGGTACGGGTTCCACCTTGCCGCATTCTCCACGCAATCAGGGCAATGTTCAGCCGCGCCTAAGCGCCAGTAACAATCGTAGCCATCGGGCACTTGCTGTATGTCCCACGTGCATTGACAATTCGTAAGGCAAGCGGTTTGCCCATCACCGGGATAAGCCGGCAAGTCAATCGGAATGTCTCGCGCGAAGGCTCTCCAGAACGCCTCGCTTGCAGAATTGATGTACATCTTCAAGCGGACTGTGATTTGTGCCTGGCTCAATTCTCCAGCTTCGATTTGATCCATAAACGGATTCAAATACCCGTACTGTTCTTTCAGCATACCGCCGATACTGCCCCAATCCTTTGCAGTTAGGTTATTACGCCCACCTGCGCCCATAGCGTAAAGATCAACGTAAGTTTGTCGGATTATGTCAGTAACCTGATTGCGGTATGTTTTGAAGTCAATTGCTTCGGCGGCGTAAACAGTAGTTACGCCTTCCATGCGCATCTTTTGAGACTCCATGAATTCGGCACGCATACCGTTCATGTCATCAATGCCAATGAACCGCCCCGTTTCCGGTGAACGGTATCGCTTGACTGAATCATCCCAATACCACAGAGGTTTATTCTCCGGCATCATTCTCCGGTTTGACTTCAGCATCAAGCAAGCCCTTATATTCAGGCATGGTGTTATCCCACACTTTTATCGCAAGGTTGATTTCTGCTTCGGTGAATTCTTTATAAACTAATGGGGGAAGTTTCTCTCCCTTATAAGGTGGTAACTTCTTGTGCTTATCTTTTGAATCGGGTGATTTCATGAATACCTCCACGTCGCTGAATCCCTGCTTGATGCAATCCTCACAGTCTGCATAAGCCAGCATGGACTTTACCATGTCAGCGATGGATTCGGGTATGTAAGCGCTATCGAACTCGCACAGCGCCGGCTCCCCGTTGCGCGCCTGTGTGATCGCCTTTGCCTGCCACAATTCCAGGTCATCTTTAATTATAACCCAAGCAGCCTTCCCGTCGATATATTCAAACAGGTCAGGATAGCGTTTCACCGACTCGCGCAAGGCTTCAAGTATTAGCTCTTTCATGCTTCTACGCTTTCTACCGCTCGATTCAAGGCTTCAGCCAACAACTTCAATGCATCTTCATCCCTCGAATCCAGTTGGAACGCCCGCTCGATATCAGATTGCGACTTGCACGCCGGCAAGCGGTCTCGGATCACGCTCGCGACTTCTTCGGGTATAGTCTTGCTAACCCACGGGAACGCAAGCGACTTGCCCTGCTTCAGCTTGCGGAAGGCTAAATCCTGCCAGTGCTCCAATTCGCGTAATTGCTCGATAGTCAGCAAGGTTACGGATTTCTCATCCTCCGGCTTTGCCATTTCTTCATCTTCAATCGGAATCTCGGTCTCATTCACCGGTTGAGGTTTAGGTTGCACGAACACGTCATCCAGTTCTTCGTACTCGATGTCAGGCGGCAAGTCGATACCAACCACCTGCGCGGCGATGCTCGGTTTCATTCCGCTTGCAACGTAAGCACGATAAGCACCGGCTCGCTGTCTCTCTTCCTCTTGCCCCTTGTCGCTCATTTCAGGGCGGAACTCGAAGTGCAAGCCCAACGGTTTGAATAACTTGTCATTCAGTTCGTCTTGCATATAGTTTGCCCACGGTACAACGGAATCCCGGAACCAAACCAGATATTCGGTTTGTGCGGTTGCATAGTTAGCGGAGTTTGCAAGGATGATAGACAACGGCATACCGGCTGCCATCGCCACGTCTGCCAGTTTCTCGGAATGGATCTGTCCGTTGGCAACATTGTCAATGCCGTCACCGATGACCTTCACGTCCATTTCGTTAGCGGATATTACCTTGCCTAAATACTTTGACCAACCGTGAATAATCTTGTCCCAGACGTTCTCGATTTTCTCGCGCTCTTCACGTGTTGGAACGCCGGCAACTTGCAACAAAGCCGGCCTGATCCCGCCGCGCTGGAAGAAGTTTTGCACGTAGTAATCGGCGTAGTAAAGCACACCTGCCGCTGCCATCAGAGCCTTAAATTCGCTGTTTTTTGAGGGTAACAGCTCGGTGGTATGGTCTAAGCGCCACATCCAGAAGATGCGGTTATCATTCAGGCTATACTCGATTTCCTGATTGCCAACTTGTCGCTTGAAGCCGGTCAAACCTTTCCATGTGTCAACTTGCGGAGTAATGGAGTTAGCCTTGACGTAGCGCAAGTTCTTCACCGCGCGGTTGCCTTCCATGAATCCGTAAGCCGAATTAGTCATGAATAATGATAATCGCCATAATCGCAATAGCTCACGTATATTCGGCAGGAATCCAACCTTGTTCTGCCAGTCGTCACTCGTATCGTACTCGGTTTCGCCTTTGTAGATCGCGAACGGCACGTTGGCAATCGCTTCAGCCGATAAGTTCGCGACCCGATACACGGACGCAACACGCGCGTAGAGTTCTTCGTCCTTCGTGTCCTCCGGCGCTCCCGTGATCCAGTTCCAAGCGGAGTCAGGGTATTGAGGTAAGTCAATACTCTTCAAGCTCGTCCCATCTGTATAAAAATGTAAATTCTCAGGCACCCGCCCCTCCACTAATCATACGAACTGAAAAACCATTTATCGGCCATCTCGTCTTCGTAGGCATAACGCAGCGCGTCAATGAGATGATTATTCCTGTCCACCGGGACTCGCATTGCATGTCCGCCTGCATCCTCTTTCCATTTGTACGAAGAGAGTTCGTTGCGCATATTTACACAGCGCTTATCCACAATAATTTCCTGCTGTTGAAGCCACTGAATGCCAAACAATACACTATCTTTGCCCTTTTTTGCACCCTCAGCACTTACCCCATGTCCTTGCAATTCTGCTATTGACTTGGGTTCTGCCGAGTCCGCCTTGACGTAGTCCTGCGCAATTTTTGTTTTGATTGCATCAGCCAGTATGTCGTTAGTCAATCCTGTTTCATATAGTTCGTCAAATATGTAAATCCGCTTATGGTTGCGGTCATAATGCGTACAAGACATTGCAGCCGGATCGCTCGAAAAGCCAAAATCCAAACCATTGCGCCTGTTTGTGCGTTGATTTGTCGGCAAGTAATATTCATCCGCCGGATTATCAAGGTCAGCCACGCGCCAGTTCGTGAAGATTACATTCCCAAGTACGCCCCACTTACCAAGCGTATAAACGTCCCTGAAGTAAGGATCGCTCTCATTTTCAAGGTCTGCAATGTCAGCAGTGGTAAGAAAGCGGTTATTTTTATAAGTGGTCTTTAATATTGCCAGACCATCGCCGCGATAAACGCTTTGATCGTCCGCCCACTCAGCATTCGCAAAATATTCTTCGTAAATCCAATGCGACCTGAGAATAGGGTTGAATGAAAGTGTCAGACGCTTTGGAGTTTTGCCACTCCCTCCACGCTGCCTTTTGAATAATTGCTTTATTGTCGGCTGTTCTGTCTCTGTAGCTTCTTCAACCCAAATGTCTGTTATTACGCCTTTTTGCGGAGTGAGTGACTTCAGCTTTTCAACATCATCCAGCCCACAAAAGATAGCCTGGTATCCATTCTGGCAGGTAATTAGCATGTCCGACCTGCTCACGTCAAACAACTCACTTACGCCCCAGTCTGATATAACTTTCTTTATTTCCGTATAGACAGACCCTCGCAATGTGCGTCCGACTTGTCTTGTAATGAGATAGTTCCGCCCGCCTTGCAGTAGATCGTAGACAACTCTCTGTGAGAGAAACACCGACTTCCCGGACGAAGACCCGCCAAAGAATATTTGCCGGCGCTCGCTTGCGTCAAGGAATGGCAGATAGACTGAATTGATTACTTCTTCGTGAAGTTTAATCAACGTCATCCTTCACCAATCTGACCTCAATTGCAGAGCCAGCCCCGCCTTTACCAGAAACCTCCAAAGATTGAGTAGCTTTACCTATAACTCTATCAAGAATATCCTGCGATGCTTTCAGCTTTACATTCTCATTTCTGCTTTTTACTAAACCGGCTATAGCGTCGGCTGCCGACTCTGCATTTTCCTGCATAACCATCAAGACTCGCAAAGCAGTTTCACGCTTGAATTGTTGCGCAAGTTCATTCAATCTCGCTCTAATTGATTCATCCCACTCATAAAAAGTGGAGCGTGCTATACCTGCATCTTTCAAAGCCTGAGAATCAGACGAACACTTAGAGCGCGCAATCACATAATCTAATTGTCGCTCTTCTAAGTTGTCTAATTCAGTCCGTAAATCGCTCATAGTAGTCCGGTTTTGTACTGATTCAGTCCGATTCTTTTTCTTTTGCCATAACAACACGGACAAGGCTTTTCAGCCAGCCCATCATCGTTTGCACCTGCGGTAAGCAGTATTCCGGCACGTTCAGCACAATGTTATAAGTGCCATCAGCCATGCTCTTTACTTGTCGCATCTCTGCTTCAAACTCAACCGCTACTGGCTTCGCCAAATACACCTCGTCTTAACCAGCAGCCGCGACCACGTCCACAAACACTCACGCCCACCGATGAAGTCAGTCACCATCACCGCTCCCGTTCATAGCGTCAAGTCGCGCCGTCAACTCCGCCACCTGCTTTTCAAGCTCACGAATACGCCGGTCCTTGTTGTTGACCACCTTGCTCAATTTGTCCACTTGCGCCTGCAAATCAACATTCTCTTGTTGTAAGTTCACAATAAGTGCTTCCCTGTCTGATAATGCAGAACGCAAGCCTGACACTTGCGCCTCTAAGACATCCACCTTCGCCGCCAAATCATCCGCCCGCTTATTGAGAGCGTTTAGCCTCGTTTC